CACGAATATCACGAAGGTTCACTATACAAAGAATTTGCAGACGGCGACGGTAAGATGATTACGATTGAAGTTTGCAAACAAGGAAGATGATGGAAAAAGTAGTCAAAGCCATAGCAGAACATTTAGACGTTGACGTATCTAAAGTCATACCAGAAGCATCTTTGATAGATGACTTAGGTGCTGACGAGTTTGATATTATTGAGTTAGCAGTTGCGATACAAGAAGCAACAGGCAAAACCATTTCAAGTGAAGACGAAGCCAACGTAAAAACAGTTGGCGACTTTATTAAACTGGTAGAAGCATAATGTTTGGATCAATTAAAATAGCAATGGTTTTAATTATGTTGGCAGGTGCTGGCGGAGGCTTTGTATATGTTAAGAATATAAAAGCAGACTTGGCTACATCAGAAGCAAACAATCTAAAGTTAGAACAAAGTGTTGCAAGTCAAAAGGCTGTGATAGAACAACAGGCTAATGACTTTAAAAAAATCCTCGAAATAAACAAAGATCTTGAAAAAACAAATAAAACGCTTGCCGCAGAGTTTGCCGCTTTGGACAAACGTTTTAATAAAATTAATGGTCGTGGTGAAGTAAGAGACTTAGGTGATCTTGCTGTAAAAAGATCAGAGTCAGTAGAACGTGTTGTAAACAATGCTACCAAGAAAGCAATGAGATGTGTAGAAATTGCTATGGGAGCAGAACTAACAGAGAAGGAAATTAATGCTACACTGAAATCAGAAATCAATTCTGAATGTCCGAGTATAGCAAATCCAAATTATGTACCGTATAAGTAACATATTAATTATTGCCTTACTTGCTGTTGCAGTGAGTGGGTGTTCAACTGTGAGAGAACTACAAATCTTTGAACAAGAAGTTCCAAGAGAGAAGTTAAACTTATCACATCCTGAAGCAGTTAAGATGGAGCCTTTACAATGGGTAATCATCACAAGCGAAAACGCAGAAGAAGTATTTGCTAAACTAAAAGAACAAGGTAAAGATCCTGTACTGTTTGGTTTAAGCGATAAAGACTACGAATTCCTTTCTAAAAACTTTGCACAGATCCGTGCATACATGATCAAGCAACGTCAAGTAATTGATCAATACAAAGAATATTACGAATCCGAAGACGAAAAGACTGAAAAGTAAAAACAGTGAGACATATATTGATCCTGTTGGTGCTGTTCGTATTGGCTTCCTGCACGAAAACAACCTGTAATTTAAAACCTGGTATTGAAATAGATACTGAAAGCATAGAGAAGATAGAGGATCTAAGAGATCCTAATATAACACCTAAGGGCGAAGTCGCCTGTACTTTCTAAATACTGTTGTGTTTACGATGTTTTGTCTTGTCTGCCCAATCCTGGATAGCACGTTGTATGGCTTCTTCAGCCAATACAGAACAGTGTATCTTTATAGGCGGTAAGTCTAAGAAATCAGCGATTTCTTTATTGCTTATTTTTACTGCTTCGTCAAGTGTCTTACCTTTCAAGAACTCTACAAAAGTTGTTGAACTTGCAATAGCACTACCGCAACCATATGTTTTGAATTTTACATCAACAATGCGATCGTTATCATCTAATTTTAGATCCAACTTCATAACGTCACCACAAGCAGGTGCTCCGACCATGCCTGTTGCAACCATTGGATCATTAGGATCAAAGCGACCCACACCGTGTGCTTCTGGGTGAGCAAGAACAGAATTGAATCTGTCTACTACTTCTTTTGAATATGCCATAATGTAATGAAAATTTATAGTGTACTATACAACTATTTATATAGTATGTCAACTTATTTTGGCGAAATGTCGATAAATACTAATATAATAAAGAGGGAAACTTATGTGGGAAATGATTGAAAGAATGGCGAGCGATCGCTTGTGGATATACACAGCATTAGTTGGTTCGCTATTTGGTTTAGCGTTTTCAACATATTTTAAGAGTACAAGAATAGGACTATGGTTATATAGTTGGTTCGACAGAATAGCAGATTATCTTGTTGAACGTTGGGGCTGGACTTGGTTACAACAACCAGATGATGCTTGGAGACAAAAGTATCCATACGTTACAAAGAAAATAGACGAACTTGAAAAACGTCTTAAGAAATTAGAGGGTAAAAAATAATGAGTGATCCAATTAAAAAGAGCGTACAGATTGATTTAGAAGTAGACACTTCAACAACTGATAGTTCTTCAAATCCTTACCAAGGACTTATCCATTTAGCAAAGGCAGTTGATGCTTGGAGAATTTTTCCAAGATTATTCTTAACTGTTTATATTGTATTGTTATACAAATGTGTTATTTGGTACATGAACTTACCTGCACCTACAATGGAACAATCAGGTTTGATTAGTATTGTAGTTGGTGCTGGTGCGGCATGGTTTGGTCTTTATACAGGTACATCTAAAAAGTCAGACAAATAGATCAGATACTTCTTGACAAACGTCTAAAATAAGTATATAATACTACTATGGATTATTATGACAAATTAGGCGTAAGTCGAGATGCCTCAGACAGAGAAATCAAAACTGCATTTCGCAGATTGGCGGCTAAACATCATCCTGACAAGGGTGGTGATCATAAGTACTTCACCGAATTAAATGAAGCCTACCAAGCATTAAGTGATCCACAAAAGAAAGCAATGTACGATCAATACGGAACTATTGATCCACAACAACAAAATCCATTTCAACAAGGCGGTTTTACCTTTGATGGGAATAACATGGAAGACTTGTTTGGCGCAGTTTTTGGTAGAGGCTTTCAACAACAACAACGTAGACCACAACGTAATTCAAATATAACTATTGCATGTGATATTACACTGGCAGAAGTGTACACAGGTAAAGGTGTACTTGCTACATTTAGAACACGCACAGGTAGAGAACAAACAGTTAATATTGATATTCCAAAAGGTTCAAGACACGGAGATACAATCCAATATAATGGTTTAGGTGATGATAGTATAGCACAATTACCTAAGGGAGATCTGCTTGTAAAAGTTCGTATAATGCGTGATCCAAAGTTTGAAATAAATGGATTTGACTTGCATACACAAACAGAAATTAATGTGTTCGATTTAATATTAGGTACTGCCACAAATCTAAGTTTACCCAACGGGCGAACTATAAGTATTAATGTACCAGCAGGCACACAACCAGGCACAACATTAAGCATACACGGACAAGGTCTTCCCAACTATAACACAGGTCAATCAGGAAACGTATATCTAAATATAAAAGGTACAGTTCCTACAAACTTAACGGATGAACAAAAAGAAATATTAAGGAAGTTATGAAACTAAAATTAGTACTACACCCGAACGAATGGTTAGAGAAGAAAGTCAAACCTTTTGATTTCAATACACTTGACGCAAAAGATATCGAAAAGCAAATGATTGATATTATGGAAAAGAATGCAGGTGTAGGTCTTAGTGCAAATCAAGTAGGACTTGACGGACAAATATTTATTTTGAAGCCACATGAAATGGAAGGCTATGATAAATCGTTTGCTATCATCAATCCAGAGATTATTAAGATTGACGATAGAGTTATAGAAGGTGAAGAAGGTTGTTTAAGTTATCCTGGTTTATACTTTAAGGTTAAACGTGCAACTGCTTTGGTTGCCAAGTGTCTTGACTCTGCAGGCAAAGAGTGTACAATAGAGTTTGTAGGTTATAATGCAAGAATATTCCAACATGAATATGATCACTTACAGGGTATTAACTTTACAGATAGAGTAAGTAAACTTAGGTTGGATATGGCAAAGAAGAAACAAAAGAAATTATTTAAAAAATATAAGGTGGACATTAAATGGTAGAACCAAGTGATGAATTACAAGCAGTATTTGACAAGTCTATTAATGATGCAAAGAAGTTAAGGCACGAGTACGTAACACTTGAGCACTTATTGTTTGCTATGCTATGCGTAGATAACTTTGTAAAGGTAGTAGAAGGTGCTGGTGCTGATCCTGAGTTCATTAAAAAGAATATTGAGCATTACTTAAAAACAGAACTTAACGAAATTAAAGTTGCTGACGATGTTAAAAAGTTTAAACCAAAGAAAACTGCAACAGTTGAAAGGGTTTTAAATAGAGCATTCACACAAGTATTGTTCAGCGGTCGTCAACACATAGAAACAACTGATGTGTTCCTAAGTATTATGGGCGAAAAGAAAAGTTGGTCATATTATCATATTCAAAAGTCAGGTCTCACAAAAGAAGGCTTTGCAGAATATTTGAACAACGAATTAGATACGATTTATGAAGATGAAGAAATGCGTCAAGTCGCTGAAAAGGCTTTACGTGACTTTACAACTAACCTTAATAAACAAGCAGGCGATCAAAAGATTGATCCTGTAATTGGTCGTGCAGAAGAACTTGAAGGCATTGCACTTGCATTAGGTAGACGTAGTAAGAATAATGTACTACTTGTTGGTGATCCTGGTGTAGGTAAAACTGCTATTGCTGAAGGACTTGCATTTAATATTGTTAATAAAGCAGTGCCAGAGTTTTTACAAGAGTATTCAGTTTACAACTTAGACATTAGTGCTATGTTGGCAGGTTCTAAATACAGAGGTGACTTTGAAGAACGTTTTAAACTTGTAATGAGTGCAATTAAAAAGCAAGGTAAAACTATTGTGTTTATCGATGAAGCACACATGATGAATGGTGCCGGTAATGCAGGGTCAGGTGGTTCAAACGACTTGGCTAATATGTTAAAGCCTGCATTAGGTAAAGGCGATATTAAAGTTGTAGCAAGTACTACATGGGAAGAATATAGAAAATACTTTGAAAAGGATCGTGCATTAATGCGTAGGTTCCAAAGAATAAGTGTTTCAGAACCTGATAAAGGTGTAACTACAGAAATTTTACAAGGTATTAAAAAGTATTACGAAGAGTTTCATAAAGTTAATATTACTGATGAAGCAATTGACGAATCAATTAAGTTAAGTGTAAAATATATGGCTGATAGAAAACTACCAGACAAAGCAATTGACTTATTAGACTTGGCTTGTTCACGTTTTAACTTAAAAGAAGTTACTGAACGTGTTGTAGGTAAAGAAGAAGTACAGTTTGAACTTGCTAAAGCAGTTAAACTACCTCCAGAACAAGTACAACAGAAAGAAACAAGCAATCTTGCTAACTTAGATAGCAATCTTAAAAAGCAAGTGTACGGACAAGACTCTGCAATAGAAGAAATTGTAGATAAGATTCTTGTTGCACAGGCAGGACTTAAACAAGAGAATAAACCAATTGGTTCGTTTGTGTTTATGGGTCCAACTGGTGTAGGTAAAACAGAAACAGCAAAACAACTTGCAAATGAATTAAGTGTTGAACTTGTAAGATTTGATATGTCAGAGTATCAAGAGAAGCATAGTGTTGCAAAACTAATTGGATCGCCTCCAGGATATGTAGGTTATGAAGATAGTGCAGGACTATTGATTACTAAATTACAAGAACACCCTAATTGTGTATTACTGTTAGATGAAATTGAGAAAGCACACCCAGATGTTTCACAGATTTTATTACAGTTAATGGACAACGGAAAAGTTACAGGTAGCAACGGTAAGGAAGCCGACGCAAAAAATGCCATTCTCATTCTAACAACCAATCTTGGTGCAGAACAGGCAGAGAAAAATGCGATCGGCTTCAATGAAGATATGGAAATGGATTACGAAGATACTGAACTTAAGAAGTTCTTTGCTCCAGAGTTCCGTAATAGACTTGATGGCGTTGTAGCATTTGGCAAACTTGAGAAGAACGTGATGATTAAAATTGTTGGTAAGTTCCTTGTAGAACTTAAAGCAATGCTAACAGATAAAAACGTTACTGTTGAGATTACAAATGATGCTATTGACTACCTTGTTGATGTAGGATTTGATAGCAAAATGGGTGCAAGACCATTACAAAGAACTATTGATAAAGAAATCAAGAAGGATCTAAGTAAACTATTACTGTTTGGTGCCTTAAAAACAGGCGGACATGTTGTTATCGATATCAAAGATAATGCTATAGTACTTGTTACGGATAAAGCAACTAAACCCGTAACTGTTGATGCATAAGCCTTTAGATAAATACATGTATGCCAAGCAATAGCGAAACAATTTTATCAGCAAATACCCATCCAGGAGATAGTACTGTTGTGACCGTTACAGGTACTGACCACAAAGGTGATGGATATTACGGTCGTGCAGATGGTTTGCACACTGTACAATACAACTTTGCAGGTCTTACAGGTACAATTACTATCCAAGCCTCACTTGCAACTACACCTACAGAAAGCGATTGGTTTGAAGTACACTCATACACAGCCGCGGAAGAGACTGCTAATAAATTTGCTAACTTTACAGGTAATTATGTTTGGGTTAGAGCAAAACTTGTGTACACAGATGGTACAGTAAATAGTATCATGTTGAATCATTAGGAGTTATTATGGAAAGTATTAGTATTATATGGCCTAACAAAGAAGAAGATGTTGATGCTATTGTTGCCGAGCAAGTGCTAAACTGTACAGGCGAAGCACTTAATGAATCAGAAACGCATTATGAGGTTATAGAGACCGATAAAGGCGAAACAGTGCTTACTATTGACACGCATAACAAACTAAACGAAGCACAAAGCAACGAAATCGCTGAAAATATAGCCAATAAACTATTCGATATGGGCTTCTCCAAGTTCGATATTGAAATCTCTGTATAAACTTTTAGTAGACAATCTGTGATAAATACTTTATATTAGCAGTATAAAGGTTATTATCATTATGAAAACATTTCAAGAATATTTAAAAGAAGCGGGTTTCCGTGAAGGTAATGACGCAATTATCTTCAAGGGTAAAGAAATAGATACAGATACTATCGAGTACGATATGCAAGATTATAGTGATATGATCTTTGTTATAGATATTGGCGTTAAGTACACAGATGGTACAGAAGTAGAAGATGGAGATATGGACGAGTTACAGGAACTTCCTGAAATAGTTGATTGGGTCTCTGATGATTACAATGACAGAATGGCCGACAAAGCAGACGCTTATAGAGATGCTGTCAAACACGGTGATTTTGAATCTACCAATGAAGATACTAACAACGAGTTACTTGGCGATCTTGAAAGTGGTTTAGAAAATGCAAAAGCAGGCAATGATATGTCAGACTTTATAGCAGACGAAATAGGTGATTATATCCGAGCAGGTATTGAAGACATGGGTGAAGAGGCTTGGCAAGATTCTATAGAAGGAAAAGCACTTGCAGAATTAGATCCTGTAGACTCACCAGAAGAACAAGCAAAGGCATTTCAAAATGCTATTAATGTTTTAAAAGGTGGAAATGAATCAACAGTAGAAGATACAGGTGCATTAGATAAATTTAGAGAATTATATATAAAAGGTATTGGCTCAGATGATGCTGAATTTGTTTTAAGAGAATTAATTGAAGTAATTAATGATGATGCTTTATGGTCAGATGATTTTCCAAAACTTAAATCTTTCGTAAGTAAATCAGAGTTTAACGACTCAGAGGTAGTAACAGCAAAAGATGTACCTGGAAATAGTGCTGATGAAAAAATTGAAACGCTTACAAATGCTATTGATGACAAAGCATGGATGGACGAGTTTGCTGAACACTTAATGAAAAAGAACTCTATGACTGATAGTGTAGAACTTAATAGAATAAAACAACTTTCTGGTGCATCTACTGATACAAGTCTTGACGAAACATATGATGACGATGATGACTTCTACGAAGCATACGGTGAGATGTGGTGGAACGAAGATGACGATCCAATAGACGAAGCAGAATATCAAGGACGTAAAGTTAAACTTGGCAAACCTATGGCAGGTGATGTTAAGAAATTTAAAGTATATGTCAAAGATCCTAAAACAGGAAATGTTAAAAAGGTTAACTTTGGACACGGCGGTAGCAGTGTAAAAGGTAAATCAATGCGTATTAGAAAAAACAATCCAGGCGCAAGAAAGAGTTTTAGAGCAAGACATAATTGTGATAATCCAGGACCAAGAACAAAAGCACGTTACTGGTCATGCAGGAAGTGGTAATATGAACTTAGACGATTTATCAATTGGTGCAAACAAATACGACAAGCCATCTTATGATGTGCCTACAGACTTAATTGTATTCATGAGAGATGACCCAATGTTTTATAGAAAAGAATACTATCCAACAATGTGTGGTTGTCAAAACTGTTACAACAACGGCGACAAAGATAAGAGCATGAAATTATTAATGCCTATGATTGACAAGGCTGTTAGCGGTTATACTAAAAAATACGACTTACCATATGAAGAAAATGATCTTGTACCAATGGACGAGAGAAAAGAAATCGCACAAAGAATTTACGAGGAAGAAGTAAATCATTTCAAAGAAGGCGAGTACTAATGTTTTTAAGGGAACTTTTTGAAGGCCCGGGGAAAGAAGCAAGTTTTGCATTAGGCAGAATGAATCCCGCACACAGAGGACATGGTCTTCTTGTAGAGGCTATCAAACAAGGTCCTGGTGATGCATTTTTATTTTTAACAGATAGAGCCGCAAAAGTTCCTACAGATCCTTTAAGTCCACAAGAAAAATTAGATTGGGCACAAAAGAGTTTTCCAGATATTACTATAGCACTTGCAAAAAATATTTTTCCTGTTGCTGTAGATTTACACAATAGAGGTTACACTGACATAACAATATTTGAAGGCGAAGACAAACTACGCCCATTGTTACAAAAGTATAACGGCACAGAAGCCGCACATGGTTTCTTTGAATTTCAAAGCATTAATCAAAAGAAACTTTCACGTGATGCTGATGCAGATGATGCCAGTGGTGCAAGTGCAACAAAATTAAGACAAGCGGCAATGGACGGCGACTTTGAAACTTTTGAAGATAATGTTTCAGATGCGGCTAAACCATATGCTAAAAAGATGTTTGAAAAATTACAAGGCATCTTAGGCAGTAAACAAGAAGAAAATATTAACGAAGCGGCACCACTTGTTATAATAGGTCTTGGAAGATTTCTTTTATGGGCATGGAAGAATAAAAAATGGCTTATGCAATTATTTGCTGTAGGTGGCGTTGGTATCGGCATAAACGAGTTAATTAAAATGATTGAACCATATAAACATCTAATTCTTGGAGTATTAGCAATTCTTGGATTAGCATGGAGTTACAAAAAATATGCACCACTTATTAGTTTAGTATTTGCTGGTGGAGATGTACTTTATGATAAACTTAAGAATACAAAGTCAGAAGAAGAAGCAAAAGAAGTTATTGAAAATCATAATTTTGACAAAAAATTGTTTAACGATTTAATGGCAGAACTTGAAGGTATGGAACAACTTAAGGCGAAGGCATAATGTACGATAGCATAGACGAACTTAAAAAACTTGCAGGTGTAAACGAGTGGAATGGTTATTCGCCATACAAACTTGATGAGAACCCAAGTGTTACTGCTACGGCATTAAAAGCAAAAGAAAAGAAATTAGGATTAAAGCCTGGCGATGCTGAATGGTTTAAACTTTGGTTTAGTCAACCTTTCATGACTGGCACACCAACGTTTAGAGGACGTAAAAAATGAGATTCGTTGATATAAAAGAAAACGGCGGTCGTGTTGTAAAAGGTGTTAACACTACACCCGATGTTGGCGTTGATGCTATTAAGAAACAAGCGGCCAAGTTTGGAAACAAAGTAGACAAAGACGGTCGTCCACCTACACTATCTAAAAAAGTAAAAGGTTCTAAAACAAACGTACTGTTTAATTTAGGAATGGCTGAAAGTGTTGAAGAACGTTCATTATCTAAAGGCGAAGAAAAGAAAAAAGAAAAGTATGTAAAAGGTATGAAGAAGTCTAAAGGCGACTTTAAAGACCGTTACGGCAAAGATGCTGAAGCAGTTATGTATGCAACAGCAACTAAGATGGCAAAGGAAGGTCAAGTACACGAACTACAAGCAGATGAATTATCAGAAGCAAGTGAAATATACATTGACATGGACGGTGTGCTTGTTGACTTCTTTGGCGAGTGGACTAAAATGCAAGGCGTTAAAGATTGGAAACAAATTAAAAACGTTGGCAAAGCATTACAAGACATTAGAGATACAGAAGATTTTTGGCTTAAACTAAAGCCTACACCTAACGCAGATAAACTGTTAGGATTAGTAAAAGAAATTAGAGGCGAGTACAATATTTTAAGTGCTCCTCTTGCAGATGATCCAAGAGCAGAACCACACAAGCGTGAATGGATTGAAAAGAACTTAACTGCGTTTCCTCCTAAGAAGGTTATTATTACAACAGACAAAGCCAAGTATGCTACTTCAACAGGTGGTACACCTAACATACTAATTGATGACTTTGGACAAAACGTTGCTAAATGGGAAGCGGCAGGTGGTGTTGGATTTAAACACAAAGATCATAAGTTTGAAAGAACTGCTAAAGAATTAAAAGCACACATGAATAAGCCTGTAGATGAAGAACAAGTTTCAGAGTTGGTTGTACAACAACAAAGACCAAAACTTGATGTAATCTATAACATTGCTGATCGTAAAGATGGAAAACCTTTTCCATTAAGTTACAAAGATACTGGCGGTGCAAGTACAGGCGGAACAGTTAGTCTTACACCAAAGCAGGCACGTAAGTTTATTGACTTCTATGAAAAACGTGCTAAAGATGAACAAGAACTTATGCAAAAAGCATTAACAAGTGTTAACAATGCAAAAGGATTGTTTAACAACTTAGGTATACAAGTTGACATTACTTTGCCTAACAATCCAGATGCTGACATACCACAAAGTCCAATAGACAAATTAAAAAAGAATTTAGACAAAGATACAAACGAAGGTGATCTTATTCCGTTACCAAAGAACAGTGTATCAGTAGATAGTGATGCAACAGACTATGACTTTATGAAGTTAGGTCGTAACATGGCTAACATAAAAACTACAAATCCAGATGATGCCAATATGGGCGATCAAGATATTATGTTAAACTTCTTTGGTGGAGCAGATGAAGCAAAACATATGATCAGTAACTTAAAACGTTTAGGATACAAGGTAGGTGACGTAAGTGGATATCAAGATCATAACTTTGACCCAGAGCCTACAGACGGACAAGCACCACCACAAATCAAAGGCAAAGATGTAGATGGTAAAAAAGGTATGATGAAGTTATCAAACATGAAGCCTGTACAAAAGGAAAGAGATTTCATTAAACTTACAAAACAATACAAAAAAGTACGTGAAGATACATACGAACCAATCGTAGTAGATCGTAGAGGCAGAATAGTAAATGGACATCATAGATATGATGCTCTTGCTACACAAGGTAAAGAAATGGCTCGTGTTGTTATGCTTGACGACTATGTACAAAACTTACATGAAAAAAGATTAAGCAAGGGTAAAGATGACGAAGGTGAAGTAATTAAGGGTTTTGATCCTGAAACAATGCAGGCGTTAGCAGATCTTAGAGCAAAGTATCCACATGCAAGTGATCCTTTAGATGCATTACTTAAATCAGTTGTTGATACTGATCAAGATAACGATAAAGTAGATGATGAACAAAACGATAAACTTAAAACAGTACTAAAAAAGTTTAAAGAACTTGAACCAAAAATTGATGCACTAAATGCCAGACTTGCTGGTGTTGAAGTACAAGCAAATGACTTTATTAAAAAGAACACTACAGATAAAAAATTCTTAAAGAAAAAAGATAAAAGTTTAATTAAAAGATGAGAGTATTAGAAATAGTTGAAAACTTTGCTGATGGCAAAAAGAAGGGCAAAAGTAGGCCCGGAAGAGTCAAAAAATCGGGTGCAAGTTGTAATGGTAGCGTAACATCATTGCGTAAGAAGGCTAAAAACGCATCTGGAGAGAAGGCTAAGATGTATCATTGGTGCGCCAACATGAAGGGCGGACGAAAGAAAAAAGGTAAATAGTAGTATGAAACTGAGAGAAATTACAGAATCAACAGTAGTAACTGAAAATCCGTTAACCGCTGTGAAAACAGGTGCTCAGAAGGCGGCAGGTGCAGTTAAGTCGGCGGCTGGCAAAGTAGCACAAAAAGGTGCTGATATGGCCGTAGGTGCAGTAGCAGGCGCTACAGGAGCATCTAAAGGTGATGTTAAAGCGGCGGCACAACAACAAGGTGGCGTTGCAGGTAAAGTTGCTGGTATGGCTTCCGGCGGTGATAAACAGGCGGCGGCAAAGACTGCTCAAGGTTCTAAGATGGCGGCAAACGCTATGGGAGCAAAAGGCGGATCAGGCGCAATGATGGCAAAGGGTTTAGATAAACTTGCATCAGGTGGCGCAATGACAGGTGCACTTTCTAAACAGATTGCTCCATTTGCAAAACAGTTAACTACTATTTTAGGTAATCAACAACTAAGACAAAAATTTATGATGCTTGTTAAACAAGCAGAAAAAGGTGCGGCTCCGGCAGAAGATGTTGCACAAGAAGACATGGCTAAAAACAAAGATGATTACCAAGCAAAGAAAAAAGCACTACAAGATATCCAAATGGATCCTAACACGCACAAAGACGATGAACTTAAAAAAGAGTTAATGAAAAAGAAGTACGAGTTAGACAAAGAAGGAAAAGATAAAGGATACAAAGAAGATGCTGAAGTAGATGCTATTAAGCAACTTGCAGGTATAGTTTCTAAAGCAAGTACTCCACAAACAGCATACTCAGAAGAATTAAAAAAACTTGCAGGTATTAACGAATTTGCAACAGCAGGAGCAACTTCCGCTGGTAATATTGCATCAGTAGCCAACCCTGCTCAAGCAAAAGGTCAAAGACCTAAAGACTCAAAAGGATTACCTAAAGCACCACAGAAGAAAAAGGCAGACGGTACAGCAGAAAACGCTCTTGATATCAAAGATAATTTGATGGGCGGAGCAACAGTTAGAAGGTAAATACTATTATGAAAGCAAAACAACTTAAAGAAGGTTTAGCAGATTTAGCCTACAAGGCTGAATCAGATCACGAAGTGCAAATGGCACGTGCAGAACTATACAAGATTGCCAAGTATGCAATTAAGATGCACGAGATGCTTAAAGGCGTAGAAGAGCGTGAAGGACTTGAAGGTTGGGTGCAATCAAAAATTACTAAAGCCGCAGACTATATGGGTTCAGTTTATCACCATATGGACTACGAGCAAAAGTTTGACGAAGTTCAAGAAGCAAAACAAACTACAGAAAAATACAATCACGATCGTGGTAGCAAAAAGAAAAAAGAAGACGTTGCTAAAGAAGGCAAAATGCCACAAGCGGCTATTGACGCATTAGCAAAGAAGAATGGTAAAGATACTAAAGACGAAAAGAAAAAAGATTACAAAGAATCTTTAGCACAAGTACTTGAAAGCAAACTTGCTGAAAAGTCTAACTGTTCAGAATGTGGTAATCCAAGTTACACTACACTCCCAGAAGAAAAGCAAAAAGGCGTTGACGGCAAGGTATGCTGGAAAGGCTACAAGCGAATGGGTACAAAGAAAAAAGGTGGTAAAACTGTGGACAACTGCGTTAAGATGTAGTTCACTAAACTACCTTCCACTCTAACACTTTCATATAAATACTCAGTAACAAATTTAACAGAGGATCCATATGGCTTTCTTAGTACATAACCTACCACCTGTAGAAGTATATGTTAAAAAAGAGTATCTATATGATCACCAGAAGGGCCACGGAGAACTTACTCCAGGTGTATGGATCTCAATAAGAAGCATTCAATCCAAAGCATTATATTTTGAAACACTGCTAACAGAGTATGGAGCATTGTATGACAAACTTCCTATCTCAGCATTTGTATGGAAAGAAGATTTCAATCCAGAAGATCAACTTCCTTTAGACACATTACAAATATGGGATTGTTTTGATTACGACATTACACTAATTAAAAAACCTTTACTATGCGATTGTGAGTTTTTTGGCAAGGACAGAAAGATGCACAAAGGCGAATATATGTTTACACTTGATACGTGTCATGCACAACACTCAACACTTGATATTAATTTTAGCGAACACGATCCAGAGCATAAGACGTTTAATGTTATTAAATTAGACAACGGACAGTTTGCCGCACAACCAAATAATAGAACTGTATTCACAGACCAAAGCCTTGTAAATCCAAACAGACTAACACCAGACTTCAAAGTATGTACTCAAAACTACACAGTTGAAAACACACCAAAATGGTCAGTAGGACACACTGACGATTGGGCATACAAATCAAAAGACGAAACTTTGGACACGTAGTCACATTAACAGTTGACTTCTGTATCTAACGAATATATAATATAAAACATAATTTAAACTTAGGAGATGATTTATGTCAGACAGAACTTATGGTGGTGACGAAAAAGCCAAACTTGAAAGATTGGTAAATGAAGGTGCTACTGTTCTTAGAGAAGTCGAAGACTTGCAAGAAGGTCTAAGAGAAACTGTAAAAGCAGTTGCTCAAGAATTAGACATTAAGCCTGCATTGATCAACAAGGCAATTAAGATTGCACACAAACAAGATTGGCATAAAGTTGCTGATGAATTTGATGATCTTGAAACACTTGTTGTCACAGTCGGCAAAGACAAGTAATGCAAAAGATAAAAGACTTTTGGATTAACAGTTACAAATCAGATAAGATTGCATTTTCATTCGAACTTGTCAGTTTTATTTTTACAGTCGGCGCAAGTATGACGCTGGCAATAACAGCCAAAGAACCTAATATGTTATTAGTTTATCCTGCATTTTTTGTTGGTAGTACAACACAATGCTATGCATCTTATCGTAGAGGTGCCGCTTGGGTAATGTTAATAACAGGTTGGTTCGTATGCGTTAATATATTTGGATACGGAGTAGCCGCAGGTTGGTACTAATGGTATTAGAAGAAGATAAAAAACGAATTGATGATTGGTTAGAGATACACCTTAAAGAATTATCTCAACCAACAGATGGCTCAGTGGCAAGATGTCCTTGGGCATACAGTTCGAAAGTACCAGTAATTCACACAGACCAATATATGGATATCATGAAGCACATGATTAACTTTCCTTATGAAGATAACTTACACGGATTGTTAATTGTATTGCATGGAGTTCAAGATAGAAATGAAGGACAAGATTTAATTGGTTTGTGTAAAACACAATACTTTGTAGACAGGGATTTGTTGTTTATTGAATATAATTATGATCATTATAAAAATGAACTAAACGATCCAACAATTAGGCTATTCATTATACAAAAGATTACAGAAACTAAAAAGGCAAGCGAAAAACTATACCAAACGGATTATTACAAAACATATCCGCATAATATGATATTCAGAAAGATACGAGAAGCAATGGGTGACAAACACTTTTTTGAAGAACCTAAGGAGTCAAAATATTGAAATATATGGTTGACATCGACGGGACTATATGTTATACTGTTAACAGTAATTATGAAAATAGTGTTCCCAATAAAGAGCGAATTAAGTATTTTAATGAACTTTTGGCACAAGGCAATGAGGTACACTATTGGACTGCTCGGGGTGCAAACTCGCACAAAGATTGGTCACAGTTTACAGTTAGGCAATTAGAAGAGTGGGGAGTAGAATATACAAGTGTTAGATTTCACAAACCACACTACGATATTTGGATAGATGACAAGGCACAAAACGCAGATGAGTACTTTAGAAACAAACGATATACAGGTTAAACCATATCAATGGTTAGCATGGACAGGGACAACAGTATTATTGATAGCCGCAACAATGGCCGCTTTCAATATGTATCCTTGGTATAGTTACGCATTTACTATTGCAAATAGTATTTGGGTACTTGTTGGAGTACTTTGGAAAGAAAAGTCGTTGATTATTTTAAACGCAGGACTTACAATAATATATATTGCAGGTCTTATACAAGATGGTTTTTTCGGCCAATAAACGAAACAATTGGTATATGTCCGCCGCAAAGGACAAGAGGAGAATGAATGAGTTATGTAGACGCACACTTTGATCGCAACGCAGATATTATTCGTGTTGTAGAACGAAAAGACGGCAAACGTCAGTTTGCTGAATACCCTGTAAAATATACTTTCTATTATGAAGATCAACGAGGTAAGTACAGAAGTATTTACGGTGATCCATTAAGTAGAATTGTATCCAAGAATACAAAAGACTTTCGTAAAGAACAAGCAATTAATAAAAACAAGAAATTGTTTGAAAGCGATATTAATCCTATCTTTCAATGTTTAAGTGAAAACTATCTTAATCAAGATGCTCCTAAACTAAACGTAGCATTTTTTGATATTGAGACAGACTATGATCCAGAGCGAGGCTTCGCTGATCCAAGTGATCCGTTTATGCCTATTACTGCTATTTCCGTACACCTACAGTGGCTTGATACACTTGTAACACTTGCAGTACCGCCTAAGACACTTACAATGGAAGAAGCACAAGAGCAATGTAAAGAATTCCCTAACACACACTTGTTTGCAGATGAAAGAGATATGTTAAAAACATTCCTTGATCTAATACAAGACAGTGATATTATTACAGGTTGGAACAGTGAAGGTTATGATATTCCATATACTGTTAACCGTGTAGCAAAAGTATTAAGCAAAGATGACACAAGACGTTTTTGTTTGTTTGATCAGTTTCCTAAGAAAAGAGAATATGAAAAGTTTGGTAGACAACAAGAAACCTATGACCTAATAGGTAGAGTGCATTTAGATAGTTTGGAATTATATCGTAAATATACGTATGAAGAAAGACACACTTACAGACTTGATGCCATTGGTGAAATGGAAGTTGGCGAAACGAAAACTGTGTACGAAGGTACACTCGATGCCCTTTATAACAATGACTTCAGAACGTTCATTGAGTACAACAGACAAGACGTTGCACTACTGGACAAGTTGGACAAAAAACTAAGGTTTATTGATCTTAGTAACGAACTTGCTCATGCAAATACTGTTTTGCTACAGACCACTATGGGTGCTGTCGCAGTTACAGAACAAGCAATTATTAATGAAGCACACAGACGTGGACAACAAGTTCCTAATAGAATAAAACGTGAGCCAGGCTCAGAGCCAGCGGCGGGTGCCTATGTTGCATATCCTAAGGTAGGCGTACATGAATGGATTGGATCAATGGACTTGAATTCACTGTATCCATCTGTTATTAGAAGTTTGAATATGGATCCAGCAACTGTTATAGGACAACTTCGTCCAGAACACACTAACAAATATGTTGGTGAACAAATGGGTCTAAAGAAAAAGAGTTTTGCCGCGGCATGGGAAGGTAGATTCGGTACTATCGAGTTTGATGCTGTCATGGAAAAACGTAGAGACATCAGCATTACAGTTGACTGGGAGAATGGCGAGTCAGACGTAATGAGTGGTGCACAAATACATGAAGTTATCTTTAATAGCAACAAGCCGTGGATGATCAGTGCTAACGGTACAATCTTTACAACAGAGTTTGAAGGTGTTATTCCTGGACTACTTAAACGTTGGTACAGTGAACGTAAAGAAATGCAGGCTATGAAGAAAAAGGCATTGGCCGCAGAGAACAAAGCAGAAATAGAATTTTGGGATAAAAGACAACTTGTTAAGAAGATTAACCTAAATAGTTTATATGGTGCTATTCTTAATCCTGGTTGTAGATTCTTTGATGGACGTATTGGTCAAAGTACAACACTAACAGGTAGACAAATTGTTAAACACATGAGTGCAGAAGTAAACAAAGTTATTACAGGTGAATACAATTACGTAGGTAAGAGTATAATTTACGGAGACACAGACTCTGTGTACTTTAGTGCATATCCAATACTAAAAGACGAAATAGATAAAGGTAGTATTCCTTGGACTAAAGAAAGTGTAGTACAACTATATGAACAAGTTTGTGATGAAGCAAACAAATCATTTGGTAAGTTTATGTTAGATACTTTCCATTGTCCAAAGAGCAGATCAGATGTTATCGCGGCAGGTAGAGAGATTGTTGGCGAAAGCGGATTGTTTATTACAAAGAAACGTTATGCAATTCTTGTGTATGATGATGAAGGTACAAGACGTGATGTAGATGGTAAGCCAGGCAAAGTAAAAGCAATGGGTCTTGATCTAAAACGTTCTGATACTCCTGTGTTTATGCAAGACTTCTTGAGCGAAGTACTGCTTAAAGTATTACAAAAAGGCACAGAAGATGAAATACTTGACAGCATTGCAGAATTTAGAACAGACTTTAAGAGTCGTCCAGGACATGAAAAAGGTAGTCCGAAACGTGCAAACAAGATTGGACATTATCAGAAACTTGAACAGAAACAAGGCAAAGCAAATATGCCCGGACACGTTCGAGCAAGTATTAACTGGAACACATTAAAACGTATGAACAGTGACAAATACAGTCAAGAGATTGTAGATGGTATGAAAGTTATTGTTTGTAAACTAAAACAGAATCCAATGGGTTATACAAGTGTAGCATATCCTGTAGATGAATTACACTTGCCAGAATGGTTTAAGGAACTACCATTCGATGGTGATGCTATGGAAGAAACAATCATTGATAACAAGTTGGGTAACTTGATTGGTCCGCTAAACTATGACTTAGAAAGTACAAAACAAAAGAATACATTTAACAACTTGTTTGACTTTGGAGGTGAAGAATAATGGCAACACATGGAATGATAGATTTAGAAACACTTGGTGTAGAACCAGATAGTGTAATCATAACACTTGGCGCAGTTAAGTTTGATCCTACAACTAATGCAGAGCCACATCAACCTTTGTATCTAAGACTTGACATAGAAGAACAAAGTGAAAAGTATGGACGTACAATAGATGACAATACACTTGAATGGTGGGGCAAACAAAAGCCTGAAATACGTGATGAAGCATTTGGTGACCATGAAAGAGTAAACATGGACACACTAACAAAGCAATTAAACAAATGGTGTGTAGGACTTGATTACTTATGGTGTCAAGGTCCTTTATTTGATTATGCAATACTACAAAACTTGTATAAAAATATTGGCAAGCCTACTCCGTGGAACTATTGGCAAATTAGAGATAGCAGAACATTGTTTGCACTTATGCCAAGTGATCCACGTAAAGCAATACAAGAAGAATTGCACAATGCACTTGCTGACTGTTATTATCAAGCAAAGTGTGTA